CTGGTGCCAGGTGACGGCCAACGAGCGCGGCGATATCCCGACCGCAACCGTCACGCTGTCAGCGGCTCGGGCGAAATAGTCGGGATTCCGACCGGCAGGCGCTCCGACAATCGGCACCGATCCCCGACCCATCAACCCACGACCACGGAGACGAACATGGCGAAACCCAAGCTTACCCCGCAAACCCCCGGCGAGCCGGTGCAAGACCCGGCCGAGCTGACCATCCCGGCAGCCGAAGCCGAAGCCGCAGCCCCCGAAGCCGATCAACCCACGACCACGGAGACGGTCGAGGCCGTGACTGAGGCGCCCGCCGTGGTGGCTGCTGCTCCTGGCGAACTGCCCGACGAATCCGAGATCGACCCCGCTGCCATCGAGCGCCCAGTGCTCACGAAGCAGGGATGGGTCGTTCCGCACAAGGCAGCCTGATCATGTGCGGAAACGGCGGATTACTCGGGGCGATCTTCGGCGGTGGCGACAAGCCATCAACGCCCCAGGTCGTGCAGCAAGACCCGAAGGCCGATGCAGCGAAGGCCGACGAGGAAGCTGCGTCGAAGGCCAACGCAGCACGGATCGCCACGAAGCGGGCCAAGGCAGGCGGTAGCAGCCTGCTCGCGTCTGGCGCCAAGGGCGTCGGCGGAACTGCCGAGACATCCTCGGCACTTGCAACCGGCAAGACCACCCTGGGGCAGTGATGGAAAACGAACTCGCGAGTCAGATCATCCGGCGCCTGTCCGCGCTGAAGCAACTGCGCTCGCCGCATGAGACCGTCTGGCGCGAGTGCTTCGATCACACCTACCCGCTGCGCGGCTCTGGCATCGACGGCGACAAGCTCGATGCCCAGTCCGGGCAGAACCGCAAGGCGAATCTGCTCGATGCCACGGCAACTGACTCGTCGCGCATCCTGGCCTCGGCGATCATGTCCGGCCTCACCCCGGCGAATTCGCGCTGGTTCCAGCTCGATGTCGGCACCGAGTCGGACGACGAGCGGCGCTGGCTGGACGACTCAGCGCAAGCGCTGTGGGAAAACATTCACGCGGCGAACTTTGACGCGGCCGGCTTCGAGTGCTGCGTCGATGTCGTCTGCGGTGGCTGGTTCGCGCTCTACATCGACGACGACCGCGACGAAGGCGGGCTGCGCTTCGAGCAGTGGCCGCTGGCTGGCCTGTACTGCTCCAGCACCAACGCAGGCGGGCAGATCGATACCGTCTATCGCACCTACACGCTGACCGCCGAGCAGGCCGTCAAGGAATTCGGCGAGCCCAACGAGCCCGGCGAGAAGAGCTACAGCGTCAGCGCCAAGACCGCCAAGCTGGCGAAGGACAAGCCCGACGAGAAGATCGAATTCGTGCAGGCGATCTACCCGCGCCGGCCGTACATCGTCAATGCCCGCATGGCGAAGAACCTGCCGATCGCGAGCTGCACCGTCGAGGTCGCGGCGAAGAAGATCGTCCGCGAGTCCGGTTATCACGAAATGCCCGTCGTCGTGCCGCGCTGGATGCTGATCCCCGATTCGGTCTATGGCGTCGGCCCTGTCTATGACGCGCTGCCGGACATCAAGACACTGAACGAGCTGAAGCGCATGGAGCTGGCCGCTGCCGATCTGGCAATCTCCGGCATGTGGATCGCCGAAGACGACGGCGTGCTCAACCCGCGCACGGTCAAAGTCGGCCCGCGCAAGATCATCGTCGCGAACAGCGTCGATTCGATGAAGCCGCTCTTGAGCGGTAGCGACTTCAAGGTCGCCTTCACCCAGGCGCAGCAGCTCCAGGCAGCGATCCGCAAGACGCTGATGGCCGACCAGCTCCAGCCGCAGGACGGCCCGGCCATGACGGCGACCGAAGTGCATGTGCGCGTCGGCCTGATCCGGCAACTGCTCGGCCCGATCTATGGCCGGCTGCAAGCCGAGTACCTGCAACCGCTGATCGAGCGCTGCTTCGGTCTCGCGTACCGTGCCGGCGTCTTCGGCGTCGCCCCCGACAGCCTGGCCGGTCGCGACTTCACCGTCCGCTACATTTCCCCCCTGGCGCGTGCCCAGAAGCTCGAAGACGTGACGGCCATCGAGCGCTTGAGCGTGAATGTCGGCCAGCTCGCCCAGGTGCAACCCGAAGTGCTCGACCTGATCGACGGCGATCAGTCTGTGCGCGTGCTGTCCGATGCCTTGGGCGTGCCGCAGAAGATCATCCGAAAGCCCGAGGACGTGCAGACCCTGCGCGAGAACCGGGCACAGCAGCAGAAGGCAGCCATGCAGCAGGCGCAAGCCGCGCAGATGCAGCAGGTCGCCGGTGAAGCGATGGTCAAGAAGGCAGCCGGCGCATGAACCAGCCGCAGGCGCTTCCCCCCGAGGCCTATGCCCGCGTCTTCGAGAACCATGCCGAAGGCCGGCAAATCCTTGAAGAGCTGACGCGGCGCTTCGCCCGTCCTGCGGTGACGACCGGCGGCATTGACGCCGTACTCCAGACCTACCAGCGCGACGGATCGCGCAAGGTCGTCGAGTTCATCGTCGCCCGCATCAACCAGGCCGCAGGCCTTGACACCCCGGAGATCGACGAATGAGCATCGCGACCGCAGTCTGCGATTCCTACACCAAGGAAGTGATGGAAGGCGTCCACCTGGTCGCCGACGTCTACAAGATCGCGCTGATCAAGCCGGCCTCTGCTGGCACGCTCGGCGCAGCAACGACGAACTATTCCGACTTGAGTACCGACGAGGCAACCGGCACCGGCTACAGCGCTGGCGGTCTCACGCTCTCCGGCACGGCTACAGCGCTGGCCGGCGGCGTCGCCTCGCTCGACTTTGCTGATGCGCAATGGACGAGCGCCAGCTTCAGCGCTGCCGGCGCCATGATCTACAACAGCTCACGCGGAAACAAGGCCGTGTGCGTTCTCGACTTTGGCGGCACCTACACGGTGACAGCCGGCACCTTCACTGTTCCGCTGGATCGCCCCGTTCGGGCGACTTAATCGAAAGGACTGACATGGCTATCTACTCGCTTGCCCTGCAAACAACCGTCACCACAATCGCGGCCGCTGCCTGGGATATCAAGGCCTCGGCCACAAACCGCCCGGCAGTGATGGAAGTCGCTGTGCAGCTTGGCGCGGCAACGGCTTCGACCTACGGCCTCGGTCGTGCTGGCAACACACCAACGCAGACCTCGCCGGTGCTGGTGCAAGCCGAAGACCCGGGCGATCCCGCTGGCGTCTCCGGTTGCGCTGTCGCCTGGTCAGTCGCCCCGACTGTACCGGCGCAGTTCCATCGTCGTGCCGCACTTCCGGCGACCATCGGCTCGGGCATCATCTGGACATTCCCGCGCGGTCTCGTGCTGGCCGTCACTCAATCGCTGCTGCTGTGGAACATCACGGCCAACAGCGCCAACTCGCAGATTCATGTGGTCGTCGATGAGTAAGGCTGATGACTTCCTCGACGAGGACGTAATCGCGGAGCTGCGCGTCGTCATCCTGCGCAACGGATCAATGGGCGTCATGGGCGCGATCGGCGACGAGACCTATGCCGTCGCGTGCCTGGAGCAAGCCATCCAGTCGGTGAAGGATCACCATCTCCGGTTGCGTGGTGACGGCTCTATGCTGATCACGCCGTCCTACGACACCCCGCTGCGGTAATGATATGACTACGACGCTGATGGGCGGCAAGGATGCGCGGATGTCGTTCTTCCAGACTTCGCTGCTCGATGTCTCGTGGCATCTGCGCGCCGGTCGTCGCAGCTTTTCATATCGACGTCGTCAAGATTCAGGATTCGGATCGCGCAATAAGTTCGTTACGCTATGGCCTCCGTCTGGCTTCATGTCTGGAGACCGAGCATCTGGAATGTGCTTGTTCGGCCAGGACATCGCCGACACGGATTGGTGGTCGCCGAATCAACGCTCGGCACGCGGCAATGGTGCGACCAAGTTCATCATGGGCCAATGCAAGGACAGCGGCGGCAGCGGCGTCTCTGGCGCAACCGTTCAATGCTTCCTGACTGCGACCGATGCGCTGGTCTCCGAGACTACCGCCGACACCTATGGCAACTATGAGGCCCCGACCGTTTATCCGGGCGCTGCGCACTACCTCGTCGCTTACCGTGCCGGATCGCCTGACATCACTGGCGCCACGGTCAATACCTTGACGCCGACCAACAGGGACGGAACATGATCTATTACACCGAGAACGTCTCTCACGACCAGCTCGACGCGCGCATGGCTGATCTGTCCTCGCAGGGCTGGACGCTGCACAGCGTTGTCCTGATGCCGAGCCAGCGCGACGGCGACAATCCCGTCTTCGTCACGATCTGGCAGAAGTAAGGGGGCAGGATGGCCGATCAACGGCTGATCACCCTCTACCCGGGAGACGCTTCACCGAAGAACATCATCCTGCGGCCTATGGCTGTCGCGGATGTTCCCTCGACGACGATCTACCTCTACGCGGGCGACGCGACACCCAAGAACATCGTCCTGTCCGATCCGAAGGTGCAGCGCCAAACAGGCGGCGCCCAGGACGCCACAACCCCGACGGTCTCGGCGACCTGGACATATTCAGCGCCGTCCATCACCCCGCAGGTCAGCACCAATGCCACGGCTCCCACGGTAGCGGCAACCCTGACCTATGCCGCGCCAGTGGTGACGCCGATTGTGCAGATCGACGCCACGGTGCCGACGATCAGCGCTGCCGTTACCTACCTCGCCCAGGCCCCGACGCCATCGATCACCGAGAACGCAACCGCGCCGACTGTCTATGCCGGCGTGACTTACACGGCCTCGGCACAGGCCCCGGTTATCTCCGGCGATGCCACGACGCCGACCGTGTTCGCCTCGATCACCTGGGAGGCTTCGGTCGGCGAGATCGGCATCTACCTGCCGACCATTGCGCCGGGTATCTCGACCAACGTCACCAGCTACGGCGGGCCGACGACCCCCACACCAGCGAAGCGCACGAAGCTGAAGCCGCTGCCGGTCGTGGTCGATGCTGTCGCGCCCCTGGTCTTCGGCACGTTCCGGATCGCGGCGACGAGCTGCACGCCGGCTGTCGTCCAACTTCATCGCACGCGCTCGACTCGGGCGCGGCGTCATCGAATCGCAACCCCGGCAATCCTGCCGGCTGCGCTTATCAGGTCGAAACCGACCTTCCTTCCCTTGATTAGGAGCTAACAATGTTCAGGAGAAATCATGTTTTCATGGATCAGGCCAATGATGGCGCGCAGGGCGGCGCGGCTGGCGGTGCAGCAGGCGCAGGAGCTGCGGGTGCAGCGGGCGCTGCTGGATCAGGCCAGGCTGGCGCGGACGGTGCGGCAAGTGGTGCTGCTGGAGCATCTGGTAGCGCGCTGGCTGCCGGCCAGGCTGCGGCCGGAAGTGGTCAAGGCGCTGCAAGCGGCGCTACTGCTGGCCCCAACGACTGGATTCCCGAGAAGTACCGCGTCACCAAAGCAGACGGCGCACTCGACATCGAAGCGTCGGCGCGCAAGGTAGCAGACGCGCATCGTCACCTGGAACAGCGCCTCGGTGCGGGAGACGTGCCGCCGAAGTCGGCCGAAGAGTACGAACTGAAGGGCCTGCCCGAGACGATCAAGATCGAGGACATCAAGGCCGATCCGGAAATGCAGAGCTTCCTCAAGTCGGCGCATGGCAAAGGCCTGACGAATGAGCAAGTCAGCTTCGTGCTCAACGAGTACCTGCAACGGGCGCCGAAGCTGGTCGAGAACGGGCAGAAGCTGACGGCCGAGGACACGACCAGAGCGCTCAAGGATGTCTGGAAGAACGAAAGCGACTACGGCCAGAACATGGGCCATGCCTACCGGGCAGCCAGCGCGATCGCCGACAAGGCCGGCGTCAGCTTCGAGGAACTGGAGAAGTCCGGCCTCGGCAATCATCCGGTCTTCATCCGCCTGATGGCGAGCATCGGCCCCGAGCTGGCCGAGGACGCGATCCCGAACGGCGGGCAAGGCGTCAGCGCTGGAGACTTCGACGCCCAGGTCGCGGCGATCCGCGCAAACCCGGCCTACAACGATCCGAAGCACCCCGAGCACAAGCAGCTCATGCAGAAGATGGAAGCGCTCTACACGCGCAAGCACGGCACCAAGCCGCAGAAACTCTTCTCGGGCGTCGGCCACTAGATCAGTCGAATCCTCCTGTAGCACCTTCGCCCCGGCCAGTCCGGGGCTTTTTCTTTCCGCAAATAGTCGGGAATCCGACCGCCCTCCAGATTGATGATTGCGCGCATCCGGCCTGAAGTGGTCAGCAGACACCCGGAGCAACCCGACCCGCAGCGTCGTTGAAAGCCGAACGAAGAGCGCGCACTGATGCAGGCCCAGAAATGGACACCCTGACCGGCTGACCTTTCATCCTTCAGGAGAACGCTATGTCGC